TAAGAGTTCACTATCTCTAATGTCTGTGTTATAAAGATTGTTTATCAATACAAACTCGGATTTATCATTTAAACCAAGAACATTATAATATAACTCTTCTTCTTTGGCAAAATTTCTTTCAAACTTAAAATAATCCTTCCAATCGGAATAATCGATTCCAACTGTGGCATACTTAGAACTCATAATCTTACCATCATTATGAGTCATGTCAGCAGTAGCAAGACTTATGAACGCTCCATTCTCCTCTACTACAGCACCAGCACCACGAAAATAGATATCTTTCATAGGAAAGTCATCAGTGGTCATAGGAAACCAAATGTCTTGGATGTACCTCTGTATCCAGTGAATATCTGGTCGTAAAGGCCATATAATATGATAACCTTTCTCCATCATCACTCGTGCAATCTTTTGACAGAAGAATACGTCACCAATTCCTGCTGGTTGTTTGATTAAACAAGGTTTCACTGTAAGTAGTTCTCCCAAATAAAATCTTCAAGGACTTCCATTTTCTTTGCTCTCTCTAGATTATCTTGGATGGCATCCATTTTTTCATAATAAATGTCATCTGAGATGTCAAACTCTTCACTCAGTGGAATAATTCCATCCATATTAAAATGATTCTCAATATCAGGAGCACCAAGATAGACTGGAATTGTTCCTGTGGCAAAGCAATCTAGAAGTTTCTCTGTAAAGTATGTCTCATACTCACCATTTTCAATGGCAACAGAGAACATGTAGTCGCAGAGACCTTCTTCTTTGTTCTCAATCTCATTAAATCCACGACCATATAAATCAACCTGGTCTCCAATCATTTCAACCCACTCAAGACGCTTTGCATGACCAGCACACATATTCTTATTGGATGCAATCATGGAAATCATCTTAGATTTTTCATAAATCTTAGGTTCTTTAATCCAAAATCCTTGTGCAGGAACCCATTTATACTTATCACCAAGTGCTAGCAATCTTTGATCGTGAGTGAAGATGGTGTCGTAGGTATCCTCAACCAACTTCTGATTTTCAATGACACTTTCTACAAGAGATGGTCGAATATATTTTGATTCAAGAAGCCAAAGATACTTAGGACCTTTACGATTATCGCGTATTCCATCATTGATTGTATTATCAATATAAAAAGTGGCGTCACCTCCATCAGAGACCCACTCCATATACTTTGATTCTTTACCATGAACGGAATAACCTTTGTTCCCATTCGTAAGGTGAGTAAAAGTATTACCCACCAAGTTCAATTTTCTTTTCATTTCAGAAGATACTTTGTATTATCAAAGGGTGCAAGGTGTCTATCATTGCGAACAAACACAGAATCTCCCCATCGTTCATGTTGATATGAGTCAGACATCTCTGCAAGATCAAAGTTTCGATTACTCAACCAATCAGCAATAGTATCATGTGATGCTCCAGTATTGCTACGATCATCGTAAGATGTCTCTAAGTCAATGACATTGATATATTCAAGATTATCCTCAAATCCTTTAAGAATCTCCAGTTCTGCTCCTTCTGCGTCAATGTTCAGAAAGTCATACTGATTCATATCAATATCATTCTCTCTGATGATAGTGGATAGTTTCTTTGTGATTACTGAAATAGAACTATTACCTACAGGAGATAGACTAGAACAGTCATTAGCAAGATAGAACTGCTTCTCTAATCCATCTTCACTATAGACACACTCATTAAATGACTTATAACCACATTGATCGGCAACTGGTTTAGACATGGTTTCATAAACAAACTTGTTTGCCTCTATACCAATTACATTAGTTCCAACTAACTTGGTGTAGCAGGCATGTTCAACAAAATCCCACATGCCAACATGAATGATTCCATTGATATTTACGTTCAATCTCTCGAAGATACCTCTGTACACAATATTATCATGTAAAGGATGTGGATGAAATCCCGTTTCCTGATTATATGAAGCGTAGGGTCCTAACTTACTCATACTGGATGATGAAATGGTACATAATTTTTAGATTTGATTTGAGAAGAAATCCAAGCATAGGTCTTACGAATACCCTCTTCAAGAGATTGAGAGTAATCCCAACCAAGTTTCTCACGAATCAAATCATTATTAGAGTTGCGTCCACGGACACCAGTAGGAGCATCTAATTTGTGAATACGTTCAACTGTTTTACCAGCAACCTTCGCAGCAGTTTCTACCAGTTGATTGATAGTTACCATCTCTTCAGAACCAATATTTACAGGACCAAGAAAATCACTATCCATCAACCGTCGAGACGCTTCAATGCATTCATCAATGAACAGGAAGGAACGAGTCTGTAAGCCATCTCCCCACACCTCGATTGCTCCACCCTGCTCCGGGAGGAAAGCGACTTTACGGCAGATTGCAGCTGGTGCCTTCTCTCTTCCTCCCTCCCAAGTTCCCTCAGGTCCAAAAATATTGTGATACCTAGCAATACAAACAGGAATGTCATAGTTGCGGTTATAGGCAAGATAGAGTCTCTCTGAGAATAGTTTTTCCCATCCATACTCGGAGTCTGGATTTGCGGGGTATGCGGATTCTTCACGGCAATCAGGATTATCAGGGTCAAGTTGGTTGTGCTCTGGATACATACAAGCAGAACCAGAGTAGAAAATCTTAGTGGTATTCGTTACTGTGTAGTCATTGAACTCTTTCTGTGCTTCAAGGACATTCACATTAATGCTAACAGAATTATGCATAATATCAGCATCGTTTTCACCAGTAAAGATAAACCCAGCCCCGCCCATATCAGCAGCAAACTGATAGATTTCATCAAAAGTTTGATGATACTGCTGAGGAACAGAATTATAGAAGTTTCCAAGATAACCTTTAAATCGGATTACTCTATCTACAAAACTACGGTCTCTCAAATCTCCAAAGATAAATTCATTTGCCTCTGTTTCTGAGAACTCAGGACGTTTAAGATCTACACCACGTACCCAATATCCCTCAGAGCGCAATCTCTTTACCATATGACTTCCAATAAAGCCACCTGCACCAAGTACAAGTGCAGTTTTCGTATAGTCAGACATGTATTAAAAAGTTTCTTCCTATATATGATACAAAAAAAGACGGTTGTTGTCAACCGCCCTTAAAGGTCTTTCATGCACGCCACTTGCTCTTTGTCCTGAAGCAAGAAACAGGGCGGGAGTATAAACCCCATCCGCACCACTTGCTCTTAGGAGAAGCAAGAAACCTCAGACTTTTTTCTTGACACTTTGATACCAAGTATAAAGTTCCTCTATCTTGGCAGCTAAGTCGGAATCCACTCCACCTGCACCCCCACGATCAGGATGTGCTTGAGCTTCCAACTTCTTCAATCGTGCTTCAACTTCGACATCATATTTTGACATCGCTGCACCACTTGCAGACTTTGCTGCGCTTCCTCTTGCTGCCATTTTCCCAATTGATGTACTTCTCATTTTATTTAGTTTTTAGAGGGTCTTATGACTCCACCACCTAGTTTTACGAACTAGGAAACGCAGGGGGTCATGATGACCATCCCGACCAGGGCTAGTTTAACGACTTACCGAGTCTTTGACATAACAAGGAACACCTTCAGGGTCTAACCATTTAGTGTATTCAAAATCATCAATGACAGTCAGAAGTTGCATCTGATTGTCGAGGAGATACATGTCTCTGTAACGCTTTGTCCAACTATCTGCTTTTTGAATGCGATAGTCGGGGAACCCATTTTCAAGGGTCCCACACTCAACATAACGATATGGAAAACGCTCTAGGAGAACCTTCACGCTACCTCCACAGTTTCAAGATCAGCAACCAAACAATCAATTAGAATCTCATAGTCATCCAGTGGATCACCAGAGAAAATTACATCATTGTTCTCATAAAACTTGCGAACCTTTTTGTAAAGTTTCGGATTCTTTACATCCAGGTAGAAATCACCATTTGCTGCCCCACGGAGGGTTTGAATGTCTTTCTTGAACTTTTCTGCGATTGTCATTGTCTTGCGTATTGACCTTAGTATTATAAGGGAATGACGGAGAACCGTCAATAGGACCGCTGGGAGTTGAACCCAGTTCACACCGTTATAAGCAGTGGGCCTTAACCGATAGGCGACGGTCCCTCAGGATCCTTCTTCGTGATCTGTATATAAGCGTATGAGTTCATCATCCGCTGGAACCATTACTGCTTTATTTCCATCTTCATTTATTATACCAAGTGTTTCTCCCTTCTCAACTCGGTCCATAAGTTCTTCCCAGTTCTCTTGCCAATGTTCCACGGTGTAAAAAGGAATGTCATCCATAGTTGTAGTATGTATAAAAGTCGGGGCGACACGATTCGAACGTGCGACCTCTGCTTCCCAAAAGCAGCGTTCTACCAAGCTGAACTACGCCCCGCTAAATGCCAGCTCCGATGAATTGACCATCATCGTCATCTTCATCGTCATTGTCATCATCAACCAGTTCATCTAACTTCAATTTCTGAATCCGTTGATTAAGTTCAGTATACTCATCATCTGGCATTTTGTCAAAGTTTACAACCAGAAGCGGTTCACCGGAAGTAACTTCGTTCATCTCAGGATGTTTTATCGTAGGTTTCTTAGAATATCCATTTCTACCACTACTAATCATCCAACCCTGTGCCATGATTGAGAAAGCAAACGCAACCATGGCAACCCAGAGGACTAAAAATAGATATTGTGGAATATCATTCATGGCAATACTTTAAAAACTTCCTCCCTTACTCTATCTATAATATCCTGCATCATATTAACATCTATTCCCATAAAAGGTGGAATCATTCCTATCACACGAAAAAATCCTTCAGCAAAAAGTGCTAGAAAAATAATACCTAAACACATGCTGATAATTGATGCATTACGATTATGTTGACGTATCGCATCCTCAATCATCTGTTCACACTCCTCTTTCGTTATGTAGTGTGCTGGTTTAATCTCATTCATTCTGTGAGACATTTCTTAGATTTTCCATTGGATCCGGAAGTCCTTTAACTATAGCACATGCTCTCTTATAATAAAAGTTATCAGTTGTGCCGTTCTCTTCAAATTTATCTTTGATGATCTTCCAGTTTTGTAAGTCGTCAGGATGCATAGTAGAAAGAAAATGTCTACATCACTATTTAATGTAGCAAGTTGTTACCATGGCGTCAAGTATGTGTGAATTTACTGACTTATCTTTCTTCGAAGTTTATTTTACGAACTTTGCGTTTACGCCTCTCCTCTTGATAAAGAAGTTCACTCCTTGAAAAGTGACTGTCAATCTTCTTCTCTACATTAGAAGAAACCATGACAACTTTATCAAGGTCAACAGCACCGACCTTGTTATCAACTACCCTCATCTGATTTGGGCAACCACAGAATTGTACTTTACTAGTGGATGTTAGTTCTTTTCCACATTCTTTGCATCTTACGGTAATCATTTTTCATAGACCTATTTTAAGGATGGGTGAAGAGGGATTCGAACCCCCGACCAATTGCGTGTAAAGCAACTGCGCTACCACTGCGCCATTCACCCGACTCCCCCGGCAGGATTCGAACCTGCGACCAGACGATTAACAGTCGTCGGCTCTACCGCTGAGCTACAGAGGATTGAGGAAGGACCGTAGTCCTATAGTATTTCTACTATATCTTGTGGTTTGATAACAGAATTCACTGTATATGCCTCGGGGTTAAGTCCCCAAAGATTTTGGAGTGCTTGTTTATCAAGAGATGTAAATCCATAGTAGAAAAAAGCAGGACCATTATAAACATTATATGACATAATGGTATCTGCTACCGTGAAATCGGGATGATTTCCTTGCCCTCTTGGGTGTCCAAGTCCAAGAGTATGTCCGAGTTCATGACGGAGAATATACTTCTCAAGGAGACTAACGTGATCATCATTGTCTCTAAAGAAAATTTTCATTCTCTTTGTGGTAGCAGATGCTCTACCAACAACTGCATCATCAACAAGAAATGTTGAGTTCTGATGACCTAAATCACTAAACTCAAGAAGAGTATCATCTGTAATTTCTGGCACTGAAATAAATCGAATGTCATCATCACGCTTTCTTGTCTTCTTAAAAGTAATTCCAGTTACTTCATCAATTTCTTCGAGCATAGCACGAATTTCTTTTCTCTCTGCTCGTGATATTGTTTTCTTTTTCCAAGAGTAATGGATTACCTTATCATATCCAGACAAGTAGTCCATATATCGGAACCAATCACTTGATATGATATCATCAATTGTTTTTTGCATTACTCTCTCTCTTTAATTTAAAGTAAAGTTTGTAGTACCTTTTTTTCATTTCATCTAAAATAGAAGCATCTTCTAAAAAATTGAGTCGTCTGCATTGAGCAGAACTTCCCTCCAATTCACTTAATAGTAGTAAGATATCTACTGGTTTCATTTGTTCTCCTAGGGAGAAAGCGAAATACGGGACTCGAACCCGTGACACCAACTTGGAAGGATGGGATGTTACCACTACACCAATTTCGCAAGACGACTCAGATAGGATTCGAACCTATGACCGACTGCTTAGAAGGCAGTTGCTCTATCCAGCTGAGCTACTGAGTCAAAGATTAAATCCTTCTATTCATTTTTTATGTTCAAGAAAATCATTATACTCGTCTTTAGAAATTTCGTCAACCGATACAATCTCTAAATCCTCTTGTGGATCAAACCATTCATCAAACTCTGCCATTAATGCCATCTGGTCATAAATACGACTCACTCCTTTCTCATTATAATCTTTAACTTTATCGATTGCCCAATGTCGGATATGGTCAACCAGTTCTGAAGTCTCCATCGTAGTAGTCCTTTCTGAAGTATCTGCTAAGGATGTTGCTATTGTAGTATGCTGGTCCTCCTGTGTCAAGAGATTCGGTGAGGACTCCGTTAATAAAGAGTTGTCTTGTTTCTTCGAAGTTTGTTTTGCCAGGTGTTTTATGTAGTGACAAGATAGTTCTACTAAAATTTTGTCTACCCAGTCGTTCAATGTCTTCCTTAAGTTCCGGGCAAGACCCATAATACTTTCTCCAGTCAGATTCGGATTTTACTTTTCGCTTCTTTCCTTTTGGTGTTCTGAACGACCAAAAATACTTTCGCCCAATGTACTGTCGTTGGTTTGTGAGATTGGTAATGTTATAAACAAAACCGTGGTTATCCCCAATAAGACTCCCGTCAAAAGGGACGCCATTATAGATCCATGGGTTTTCATAATCAATACCTGTACTCATCAAGTATGTCCAATACCTTGTTGAGGTATTTATCAATCATATGCTGAACACCACCATTCATATTTTCTTCATGAAGTTCTTTCTTCAACTTCAATACCCGGACCTGCATTTCGTCCTTGGTCATTTGATTTCTAGGCATAGGGGAGATTACAACCTCCCCTATTTAATCACATATCAGAGCTGGAATCCACTAAATGTGTCTTTCTTAACATCTTGCTTGATTCCACCAACCACATAAGATTCAACCTCAGTCTCCTGTGGTGCCACCTGAAGACCCTTAGAAGAGATCCAGTGCTGTGTCCAGGGCAGTGGGTTGTTCTTAGCAGCAATGTCGTATTGTGGTGTCAATCCGATGGACTTCAGACGACGATTCGCAATCCACTCAACGTACTGCTGAAGGAGTTTATCATTCAGACCAATCATAGATCCATCGCGGAACAAATAGTCTGCCCAACGCTTCTCCTCATTGACTGCATTGTCAAACATCTTGTAGGTCCACTCCTCCTCTTCCTTCATGATCTGTTGCATCTCAGGATCATCTCCTCCTCTCCACTTGTTGAGGATGTTTTGAGTGATTGCAAGATGCTGATTCTCATCTCTGGCGATAAGTGAGATAATCTTTGCGGATCCCTCCATAAGTTTAAGTTCGCCAAACGCAAAGCTGCAAGCGAAACTAACATAGAAACGGATACCCTCTAAGACATTGACATTTGCGACAGCACGATAAAGTTTGCGCTTCAGTTCGCGGCGTTCCCATTGACCAGCATAGTGACCTTCACTTGCGAGTTCCCACATGGTTCCACCATCATACTGGTGAGCACCTGCGATGAAGTCATCGTATGCTGCTGTAACGCTACTAGCACGCTCTAAGATGCGGTCATCAGTCACGATCTTATCAAAGACCTCTGAAGGGTCGCTGTAGACGTTCTTGATGATGTAAGTGTAAGAGCGACTATGGATCATCTCCATGAATCCCCAGACCTCCATACATGCTTCCAGTTCTGGTAAGGAACAGTATGGGATAAATGCCATACCAGGACCACGACCCTGGATAGAATCAAGCATGATCTGATATTTCAGATTCGAAGTATAAATGTGCTTTTGTTCTGGACGTAGTGTTTGATAGTCACCACGATCCTTCTGTAAAGAAACCTCTTCAGGTCTCCAGAAGTATCCTAATTGTTGTGTGGTGAGTTTATCAAAGACTGGATATTTGTATGAATCGTATCTCTGTATTCCCAGAGGTTTACCGAAAAACATCGGTTGCTTTTTCGTATTTACTTGTTCTGTGTTAAAGACCGTCATGCCTTTAACTTTTGTCACTGGACCATCCTCTACGGAAGACACTTTAAACTGCACAGGATTCACACTCTCCCTCCTCGGCTTGTTCTAATTGGGTTAACAGATTTTGTAGCTCTGGTTTTTCTTCTCCTACTTCGTCAGTTTTTAGATCGTTAGTGTTTTGATAATATGAAGTTTTCCAACCGTACTTATATGTAGTTAGAAAGTCTTGTGCCATAACAGACACTGGGACTTCATTATCAGGATAGTTTTCTGGATTGTAAGACCAGTTGCCAGAAATGGCTTGGTCAAAGAACTTCTGCATCACAGCAATAACATTAATATAACCACGATTAGACTCCATCTCCCAAAGAAGCGTATAGTTGTTCTTAAGAGATCCATATTGAGGGACAATCTGTTTAAGAGGTCCCTTCTTTGATTTTTTAACGGACAAGTAGTCTCTAGGTGGTTCAATTCCATTTGTTGCGTTTGACACAACGGAACTGCTCTCCGAAGGCATTTGTGCCGACAATGTTGAGTGCCGTAATCCGAATTCATTGATAGATGCTCTAAGAGCGTCCCAGTCATGTTGCAACTCCTGTGTGGTGATTTCATCCACATCCTTCTTATATGTATCTAGAGGAAGGATTCCATCGGCATATTTTGTTCGGCCGAATTCAGAACACCAACCCTTCTCTTTCGCTAACTGATTGGATGACTTCAGTAGGAAATATTGGAATGATTCAGCAAGGGTATGAACAGCATCCCATGCTTGCTGAGAATCATATTTGCATCCCAGTTTTGCAAGATAATGTGCTAGACCAATGAAACCTATTCCAAGCGATCTCCGTGCCTTTGTAGCACGTTCTGCTGCTATTACGGGATACTCCTGATAGTCAATCAGTTCCTCTAGTCCACGGACAGAGAGATCACAGAGTTCCTCAAGTTCTTTATCGCCACCAGTAATCTTACCTACATTAATTGCAGACAAGATGCACAAAGCAATCTCACCAAACTCATCATCAATATGTCCAATCGGATCTGTAGGGAGAGTAATCTCCTGACACAGATTAGACATATTCACCTTATCCTTGAAAGAGGAGTGAGAGTTACAGTGATCGATGTTCATAATATACAGACGACCGGTCTCTGCTCTCTCCTTCAAGATATCTAGAATCAGTTTTTGTGCCCCAATAGTCTTTCTTGGAACAGACTCATCTCGTTCATAAGACTGATATAGATCGTCAAAACGGTCAGTACCAAAAGCATCATACAAACCTGGTACGTCATGCGGTGAGAATAAGCTAATCTCTCCATCCTGGATGAAACGCTCGTAGAAAAGTTTTGAAACCTGGATCGAATAGTCAAGTTTTCTTACCCTATTGTCTTCTGTCCCTTTATTATTCTTCAGGACAATGATGTCTTCTATTTCTTGGTGCCAGATCGGAAAGTGGACCGTAGCTGATCCGCCTCGGATGCCATTTTGAGTGCAGCATCTGACAGTCGATTCAAATTTTTTGAGAAACGGAACAACACCAGTGTGCTGAACTTCTCCGCCTCTGATCTTACTGTTGATGCCACGGATTCGACCTGCGTTGATGCCGATTCCCGCCCTTTGTGCAACGTATTTGCCAATTGCCATATCAGAGCTAAAGATAGAATCGAGGGTGTCATCAACATCAACAAGAACACAGCTAGCAAATTGTCGAAGTGGAGTTCGCACTCCTGCCATGATAGGTGTGGGAATGTTGAGTTTGTGCTTTGAGATTGCGTCGTAGTATCGTTTGACATAGGAAAGTCTGGTTTCTTTGGGATACTCTGCGAAGATAGTCAAAGCAATCATGATATACATGAATTGTGGAGTTTCATAGACTCCACCAGCACTTCTATCCTGTACTAAGTATTTATCCACAACCTGCCGTAAACCAGCATATGTGAACAGGAAATCACGATCGTGATCGATCATGGAGTTTGCTTTGTCAATCTCTTCTTTAGAATACTTATGGAAGATGCTCTTGTCATACACATCACTATTTGTGCAATCCATGATATGTGCCTCCAAATGGGGCAGTTCTCTCATCTTTCCGTATAATTGCTTACGAACTGAGAAAAGAAGTAATCGTGCTGCAACGTACTGATAGTTGGGGTGCTCTAGATCGATCAAGTCTGATGCTGCCTTGATTAAAATTTCTTGTATTTCTGCTGTTGTAATGCCATCATAAAACTGGATTCCGGATTTCATCTCCACTTGACTTGCAGATACTCCTGCAAGACCTCTAGTTGCCTCCTCAACCATAAGGTGCATCTTATCAAGGTCAAGAGGTTCAATTCTACCATCTCTTTTTTCTACCTTTGTTCCGTTACTCATATTTTCTTCCAGGTGTTAAATTTAAGTTGTGCTTCCAATCCAGAATATGTATTGGATTTTATCACAGACTGAGCATCCAGTCCAGAAATAACCATATCATTAATGTCTTTTTCCCCTATACCAGAGGGCCAAATAACTACGGAGTCGCCTCTATCGATTGTATTACCGATTCGATTGACAATTTCTCTGTTGCGTGGTTCGTTATCGTAGATATAGACAGGATCGCTAATCCCGAGGTCACTAATATCAGCGTCAGCTCCGCACATAGCAATCGAGTTATGTATAAATGTGCTGTCAAAAGGTCCTTCTGTAACATAGACTGTTTTTTCTTTGTTGACATCATCAAGTCCATAAATTTTTGGCGCATTGTCATCAAACATCACGGTGATATATTTAACAGATTTAGGATTTCTAAAATCAATACTTCTGCCTTGAATACCAATCAAATCTTTCTGGTAATACAGAGGTATTATAATTCTTGGTTCGTCGTGTTCTGTGCTCTCAAAGACTTCTTTTCTTGAGTTCACCCACTTCTTAAATCCGTCAGTATAGTAGAATTTAGCAGGGTCAAGCCTTCTACCCATAAGATATCCACAAGCCTCAGGACTTGTCATTGCATTAGGCAAATCTATCTTCTTCTTGAACTTTGGTGGTTCAAAATTAAACTTTGGTTCTTCAACGACTGTTGCTCTGCCAGTCTTTCCATCCTTGAATCTTTCAAAGATATATTGTTTGTGCATTACCGGATCAACATGCTTTAAGAGGTTACTAAAAGTCAATGATACCCCACAGTTGTGACACTTATAGTTTACATCTGCTTTCTTTGCGTAAAGATATCCTCTTGCTTTTGACTTATTCTTCTTGGAATCCCCGCAAATAGGGCAACGAAAGTTATATAAATCTGGTTTTACTCTCTTAAATCTATCAAGTTTTGGTGAAAGAAGATTAATAAACTTAGAATCGATGTGATTCATTCATGGCAGCATTCACTGGTTGTATTATAGCACTCTCTGATGACGAAAGCAACGGTCTCAGGGTCTTGATTGCTTGTGGATTAGTTGCGACTAGTATTGCTCCCAGTGCTCCAATACCAATCCAAAGTTTCCGTTCCAATAATGATAATCGTTGACTAACGCTGTCATGATCGCTGTCCATTTTATCACGTAGTTTGTCGATTTTATCAAACAGTATTTCGTCGATCTCTTCTTGCTTAGATATTCTTTGTTCATGGACTGCCAACATCCTAGACACATTATTATTTACCTCTGCAATCTTTTCTATGGCAGAATCTAACCTTGTGACAAGTGTCTCAAAGTTCTCAAGTCTAGTTTCTAGTACAGCAACTTTAACTTCTTCTTCCATTTGGTGACCAGAGTTTTCTTACACCCTTTTGATAAATGTACCTTTTCTTTTGTTTAACCGGAGGATCATCTCCTGCCTCAGCAGTTCCCGCAATCTTACCAGCACCAAGATTCATGGTTGGTTGTTCATGTAAGTTATGAACAATGTCAATAATTTTTTGGAGTGGTTTATCCATCTTCGTAAATTTTTTGTAATGATACTAGACAATCCATATCAATAGGAATGTCATGCATAAAGGATTTTGGATACTCGGGAAATCTACCAAGAAACATTATGAAAGTTTTCATTGACGACCACAATTCCCGTTCAATTTTAAAGAACAACATGGGAGTTGTGGCCTCCCCAAAAATATTATAGAGAATAATAAAATGATTTAAAAGAAGATGAGTCTTAAGTTGACCCGTATTCTTATATCGTTTCAATAATCTCTTGATATATTTAAAATGATTTAGATCTTTATCGAAATCATCCTTGGTAACTGCTTGAGGGTTCTCATAATTTTTAATTGCAAATAAGAGAAAGTTATCCTCGTTCAATTCAGTAAAATGCATTTATCCCATCAATCAACTTGCAGTGAACGTTTTGGTCGAACCACTTCCACCTGCTCCCTCTACATCTCCAGCAGCAAATACCTTGTCAGATGCTGTTGATGTGCCAGTATCAACAATCGTTCCAGAGATTGTCTGTGCTTGGATGGCGTGTGCCTTACCAGTTGCAGCAGCAGTAAAGGTAAACTCAACACGGTTAGTAGCAGTTTGTGCTGCAGCGGTAGCAGTGATGTTTGCAGAATCAGTGGTGTTTCTAACAACTAAGGTTGCACCATTAGTGACATCAACCTGCTCGTTGTAGATAACGACAACAGATCCAGTTGCTCCACCAGCATATCCTGTCTCCTCAAAGTAGACAGCAGTAATATCAGCATTACCAAGAGTATCAGTGCCACGACCACCTTCACCTACAAGACCATCGACGGCAACGATGACTTCATCCCAGTACTCAGTTTTAGCTGCATTCTTATAGTGACGTAAAGTCCAACCAGATGCGGTTGCAAAAATATTCGATGGATCAACTCCACTACCTCTCACTGCCCACTTTGGCTTGGATTCATCTGCGTCAGTAATACCCCAGAGTGCCATGTCTCTCTTCCGATAATTTTATTTGCTTTAGATATTTATAAAAAAATGAGACCCAACGGAGGGGTCTCATTCAGTTCATTCTGCTTCTTCCTCGCGTGCTTTGATTGCCTTAGCAACAGCTTCAAGAAGTTGATCGTCCATATCTGTCTTCGTCAACTTGACTGCTTTTCCAAGAATAGCAAGACAAATATCAATCAGTTTCTCCCCAAGTTCCTCATTATCAGGAATCTTAGAGACAGCATCCATGATGATTTTTGATGCCAGTGGTAGTAAAAATGCGAACATGATGATTGTGCGGTTACAATCTATATATCGTCAATCCTTATTAGAAACGTATCTACCTAAGGTCTTATCATATCTCTTAACTTCACCAGGACGTAAACGATTCTTTGCTGCTTCAGCATCCTTAGCAAACTGTTTATAGTTTTTTCCAAGTTTCATGCGAGCGTCTGATTTAGCAAATCTCTTTTTCTCAGAGTCATACCTATCATACCTAGTTTCTTCATTCACTTTCTTTTTCCTACTCTGACAGTGTGCTCTTTGACTAAAACCCTTTGGATTACTACAATCAATCGACTTCTTATACTTATCAGACCAACCTTCATTCATCTTCTTGGTCTTCTTTTTCATCGTATTAATAAACTTACGATAGACAGCTGCCTCTGAAGTCTTACCCATTTCTCTTGCTCTTTGCTCCATAGCGACTGCTGCTTGGATTTTATGAGCATGTGATCTAGAAGAATTACGAATCTTGGATACAGATGCCTTTGCTGTAGCAACATCCTTGAATCCAAGTCCATGGATTGTTCCTTTTGGATTCTCGTCAGTATAAAGATCAGAATGCTTCTTAGAGTTAGCAGGTTGTCCCTTCTTTCTAGGAATACGTGGGTTTGATTCCTCGTTCTGAGGACCACGCTCTGCTTCTAACTTAGCAGCAATCGCCATCTGACGACGCTTTGCTTTTGATCTACCTCTAAACTGGGGAGCATCAGACTTGTAAAAGTCTTTGATGACATCCCCCATGCTATCTTTCTTCAGATCAAGTGGCATCAGTCACCTCTATATCCAGACTTAGCAGGACGACCAAAGGCATCTCTTGGTCCAGTTGCATCAGTCATCTTCTGAGCATCTGTTCTGGTATCCTTCTTTGCGTTCTTAGCAGCAGCCCTGAGTTGAGCAGCACGTTGCTTCTGGCGATCACCAGGTTGATATGGTTTTCTCTTTGCGTTTGCCTCGCGAGAGATTCTCATCTGGTCATCTACACTCAGACCTTCATCCATCGCTTTAGTTGGTTCTTTCTTCTTGATAAGTTCCTGACTTCTTCTATTAGCAATCATCTTATCAAGCATTGCCTTTTTCTTCATTCCGACTTGCTTGTGGGTGTCCCAGCAAGGATCACCATCGCCTTCGTTCATGTGATCAGCAGCCTTATAACGCTTGTCACCTGCCTTGTACTTCTGATATGCAGGAGTGTTTGCCTTCTTATCAGCATTGGTGACTGTCATGCGGTCGTCAGCTTTTTTTTTAGATTTCATCTTGGCAGCAATCTCCTCGTAGGAGGCTTCATCAAGTTCAATCCATTCTAACAGTTCACCACCAAGTTCCTCAGCGACTTGTTCCAGTTTGAGTTCTGGATCAATCGTGACCTTGTTCTTGACGTTCTTCTCTTTGATCTGCTTGTCTTGCTCTTCCTTGTCAATGACTTCGACCAACTCAGATCTCCAATCAGAGAAAGACTCTTTCTTCACACGGTTCTTAGGACGGCAATCGTTGACGAGTTTGCCACCCTTCATCTTCATACCCACCTTCTCATGGGTATCCCAAC